CGTGAGCCATTACGGATTACCTGTTTCGAGTAGGATGAAGCCGCCGCTCTCTTGCAGCATATTCGTGCCGTCTTGTAGCAAGAGGTTGTTTTCCTCTGCGATTTCGAGTTTGGTGGCAAACTCAAGAACCAGAACAGTCACGCCTGTACCGTCTGCCTTAAAATTGCGAACGGTGTATTGATCGCAGTCGATAAAGAGCAAGTCACCGACAACGGGCTTGCAAGGTAGCGCAGCAGTCGGGATCGTAAAGATCGGCGTGCTACTGCTGAACCCTACTTCTGCAACATCGACTAACTGATAGTTACTGTCGAAAATGCCGCTGATCGTAAACCGCTTACCCTTGTTTCTATAAACGGCTTTCCGACCCCAATCCGAGGGCGAGAACATCGACGCACGATCAAAACTGCTCTCGAATGTCATGGCGCATCCAAATCGGTAGAGGTTTCAAGGATTAAAGTCGTAACGCCTGTGCCGTCGGGCTGAATCTCTTGGACGGTATAAGCATCGCATTCGTAGATGACTTTATCGCCCGGGGCCGCATCAACCGGCAGACTTTTAGATGGCAATACAAGCGTGATGCGTTCTGTTGCGAACTCTGCATCGGCTATCGTCACACCCTGATAGGGCGAATCTAAAATTCCTTTTATGGTGTAGCGGGTTTTACCAACTTTATAAGTCATAGAAACCGCCGCATCTGTGAAGAATGCACTCGTATCAATGTCGTTATATACCGCCATAGCACACGCTCCACATTTCGCTCGTAGAGGTCGGGCCGATTCGAGTAACCGATCCAGAGAAGGTCTTTCTGAAAAGTAAGTCCCATGCGGGATAGGGTCGCGCAGAAGGGTGGAGGTTTACCCCGTCCCAGTAGGTCGGATAATCCGCAGCGGCGATAATTAAAACCCCGCGACAGACCCGCTCTAGTTCGAGCAAGCCCGGGACGATGTCCGGCTCTAGGATATGCTCGATCACATCGATACAGGTCACTACGTCGAATGACCTATCCCTAAAAGGCAAGTCAGTAATGATTGCCTGTTGGACGTTATCGCCGCATAACTCTGGAACTGCCTCCGTGCCTATAACCGGCTTAAAGCCGATTCTAGAGGCCGCAGCCATCAACTCACCCCTACCACAGGATACGTCTAGAAATGACCCAGAAAGGCTGCTTATAACCTTCAATACGGGATCGCGTCGATCATCGGACATTCCATAATGATCGTATCGTGCATAAACCCCACGATACTTCTCAATCTCCTTTTCGCGGTCGTCCACGCTTGGGAGCCTCTTGCGAGAAGAACGACGGGCGGATGTATTCCACCGCCATACCGCGACCGATTAGCCAACGAGCGAAGGTCGTATCGACATCGACTACGCGACCTCGCTCAAGGGTCTGCCCGTTGTACAAACGGGATCGAATCATCTCGACTTTCATAGCGGCTTAAATACCTTTGTGAGACAACCAGAGGCGACCGAGACTTTGCTCGAGTCTTTCATGTAATCACGAACCTTTGTCCAAGCGTTGATATTGGAAATGCCTTCTTCGACGCGCAAATCTCCAAGTTTGCTATGCCAATATCGACGATTGGTCATGTAGTTATCGCAACCGCAGATGTAGATTTCATCAAAGCCTAAATACTCGGCAATCCACACCGCAGTACCGCCAGAGAATCCAAAGTCAGGGCAGATGCCTGACCAAATATCGCACGCATCTTTGTGGTGCGAAATCACCGGCGCGTGACCCTGCAATATGGGCCACAGTTCTTTGTCTTGATAGACGATATATTCCAAATTAAGAAGGAGAGCGTGCTGATTTACTCCAATCAACACGCCCTCCCTCAACAGACGATGCCGCACCGATCTGATGTCAGACACCAGATTGGGGCCACCACCAAGGACAGCACAACGCTGCCCTTGATGGCGACCTTCATATGCAGCGAGATCAACCACTTTTAGGTAGGCAGAATCTCGTTGCACTCGGCAAACGACTCCGGATGACGAACCGCAAAGTCGCAGTCGTGGAACGCCACGATACGCACGGTGCCTTCCTTCGAGCCGGTATACGGATCAGCCATCAGGTCGATGCCGCTCCACTGGCCGATCAGGAGATCGCTCCAAACGCCGAAGATCATCGCGGAGAGCGTGCCAGAGGCGCTGCCCTTCGAGAGGTTCGACGGAACTTGCTGCGACACCATAATCGGGAAGCCGTAGAGGTTGTTCATGTCCGGCCCGAGGATGAAGTTACCCTCAACGCCGCTCGATTGCTTCGACGTGCTAGCAAGTTTCGCCTTGACCTGACCGTTGGTCAGGAACGCAGCGGCACCCGTCAGCGCATTGTCGATCTCGACTTCCTTGACAAGTCCAACCACCATCGCCCATGTCGGCGCGCCGCCGTTCGTGCCGAGGGTCACCGAACCGATGCCCGAGGTGTTCAACACGCCGGTCGGCTTGTTGGTGCCGGAACCCGCGACCGCAGCACCGTCCATCGCAACGGCGATAGAAGTGGCGAGGTCGTTACGAACGAGCGTCTCGATATCGAGCGAGGATTGCAACATCAAGCGACGGCTGTAATCGACATAGGCCGCGAGCGTCTTGGGAGACATCGTGACCTGATCGAACGCCGGAGCGTTGGTGCTTTCGGTCGGGGCCGCATTCTCGCCAACCCAGTAGGCAGACGAAGCAGCGGTCTTGCGCGGAATCGCGACGTTACCGGAGAGGCCGGTGAGGAACTGCGCGCCGAGTTGGTTCAAAACCATCTTGTTACGCAGCACGTCGATGAAAGACGCAGCGAGGAGGTCGGTCGGGACGAGGTTGCCTGCCTTCGCAGTACCGGAAGCCGTCGAGGTCGTGAGGTCACGATACACAACGTCAGCCGGAACCATAATGCCACGGGAGTCGCGGCCTTCCTTCTTCTGCGCGGCCTGAGAAGCCTCAAACTCGAACGCAGCCTCTTCCTGCGCGCGACGATCCTGCGGGTTCGACAAGGCACGAATCGCACGAACGAACGAGAAGTTACGAACTTCCTTGTCGCTCATGCCGATCTCGTTGCTCACCGACAGGGGCTTGCTACCAACCTTGTCGAGCAACGCGCCACGGAACTGCTCAATCGACGCGCCGTCACGGATAGCGGCTTCGCCAAACTCGCGCTGATTATGACGCGAGGCCAATTCGAGAATCGCAGCAACGCGATCTCGCTCAACTTTAATATCATCAGCCATTTTAGTCTCCTTAACGATAATTGTAGGATCGGCAACCGGAGCCGGTGCGGGAGCCTCGAGGGAACGCCCAACGCCGACGCTAGTATCTGCCGGAATACTCACGATGCTAATTTCGAGGGGCATCCAACGAGTAGCACGGAAAATCTCCCGATCTCCCTTCTTACCGTCTGAAACCATCTCGTTAATAACGTAACCGACAGATACGTTTGACCGTATGCCGTCCTTTACGTCTTGCCAGATTTCCTCGGCTCGCTCGCTTTTCCCAAAGCGGACGACGGCTCGCGCCACGCGATCCGTTCCAAGGGCAATCTGCTCCACTACTCCGACCTGATCGGCCATTTCGTGATCTACCAAAAGCGGCGCGCGGCCACTTCCAATAAATTCCATGTCAATCGACTCGGGCGAGTGATCGAGAATCTCGATACCCCAACCACGGTCGACACTCATCTCGCTAGAAAAAGCAAGCGTAGCACGACGCTGCTCGTCCATGATGGACTGACGCTCAAAGACTGCCGAACGGAATACTCGCTCGGTCGGGCCTTTGCGTTTGGCAGGGCCGACATAGTCCTCATCTTCCGGTTCATTACCGTAGATGTCTTTCGGACGCTCGGCCTCTACTGCTTCCTCGAAGTCCTCAATTTCCTCGTCGGCTTCTTCGGATTCGTCCATGTCGAATTCGGACTTGGCAAAAGTCACCGTGACGGTGGCCTCGTCCTCTACGACGGCAACAACGTGTCGTTCTTCTACCTTGTCCATATTTCGGCCCTCATCTTCTCGATCCAGTTCTTCGCTTTTGCGGTTAGCCCATCCTTTGCCCGGGTCACCGCCCCATAAAGCCCACGCGATTCTACCGGCGCTTGGATAGCCTTCTTCGCCCGGGGAGAACCCTTCGGCTTCTTTGTCGATTTCGTGTCGCGCAAAATAACTAACCATCCTTCGGACTGTTTCGGGTGAGAGATTCGCCCGATTCTTAATATCTCGCGCGCGAGCCACACCTACCTCGGTGCCGCCCCGCCCGAACTCCTCACGCCAAGCGAGTCCACGCTCGGCTTCGGATGCCATTTCTTCTGTCGGTTTTAGATCGACTGCCATTACTCAAGTCTCAAGAACGACTCTGCCGAGGTGGTCAAAGTCAATGCTACGACACGCACGGTGCCATCGCTGCCTTTGACTTTGATCGTCAGCGTCGAGTTATCAGTTAGTTCGAAAACCATATCGCCATTGTTCGTCGGAGTAGCACTTGCCGCCGGTTGTATTGTCACCGCATTAGAGTTCTGCGTCGACATCGTGCCGAGGCCGCTGACCGCCGTATTAGCGATAGCGATATTCGTATTTGATGCTGCCGTCAGGCGACCCTGCGCGTCGACCGTAAAGGTTGCGACCTGTGTGGCAGAGCCATAGGAAGCCGCCGTAACTGCGGTATTAGCAAGGTCAATCGTTCCTACAGAGGTGATCGTGCCTCCATTGAGGCCCGTCCCTGCTGTAATGCTTGTGACCGTACCCACGCCGGCTGCAATCCATTCTACCTCTGTCGCACCGGCATTTAGCGCAAGCACCTTTGCACCGTTTCCGGTGTAAGAAGGCAAAAGATTGACTCGCGCAGCAGAAGCGGTCGAGGCTCCTGTGCCACCGTCTGCTACGGCGAGGTCGGTGATGCCGGAAATGCTGCCGCCTGTGATAGCGACGTTATTCGCCGCCTGTGTAGACATCGTCCCGAGGCCGGAGACTGCGGTATTAGGAATCGCAATCGTCGTATTCGATGCGGCAGTAAGTCTGCCTTGTGCATCCACGGTGAATGTGCCGACCTGTGTAGCACTTCCATACGATGCTGCGCTAACGGCGGTATCTGCGAGTGAAAGCGTTCGATTAGCCGAAAGATCACCGCCGCCGCTCAAACCGGTACTGGTTGAGATTGTTCTACTTGTCGGAACGGCTCCGACATCCGATGCGCCAAGCGTTACCGCACCCGTCAATCCGTTGACGGAAAGCACCGTATCGGTCGGGGTCAGTAACTCTTGCCAGTTAGCGAGCGTCGAGTACGGGTCAGCAGTTAGGATAAACGACTTGTTGAGATCGGTACGAACCGCTATGTCGCCTTTCTCTGCGGTCGACAGAGCGAGCATAGCCGCTTGCGAGGCGACGACAAACGTATCGGTGATCGCTAAGGCAGGGAGTTGGTTGTTCGGTATCTTGCTATCTGCGCCGAGCGTTGCTACACCATTAGCCGCTGCCTTTTGACTAACATTGATGGCATCGGTAATGCCATAGCCAGAGAGCGTTGTCGGGGTAGATGTAATCGACGAGAAAGCCGGAGTCACAGTCGAGTTCGCAGCAGCCGTCAAACGCCCCTGCGCGTCTACGGTGAATGTTCCGACTTGCGTTGCGCTGCCGTATGACCCTGCCGAAACGCTGGTATTGGCGAGCGAGATCGTGCGGTTGGCCGATAGATCGCCGCCGCCTGTTAAGCCTGTCCCCGTTGAAATAGTGAGGCTCGTACCTACGGCACTAAGATTCCCACGCGCCGTAGTCGCATCTGTTGCTCCTGTGCCGCCGTTATCCACATCGAGCGTTCCGGCCATGGTGATAGTGCCAGAAGTTAGGATTGGGCCACCAGAGAAAGTCATTCCCGTAGAGCCGCCGGAGACATTAACTGACCCGACCGGCCCTTGAGGGCCAGGACTGCGAACGATCAGAGTGGTTTCTGTTTCTTCGACGATAACTGTTGTCATCGCGTCACCTCTGCGTCAACAGTAAAGCAGCCTTGAATAAGGCGATAAACATAACCACCCGCGCCAACAAGTTCGAGATCGTAGACGTATTCACCGGCAGTAATGGCGGCAGTATCAGTTGCGCTAATCAATAGCGTGATTGTTCCTGCTGCTCCACCAAGAGTGATGCGTGAATTCTCTGTTGTCAGAGAAATTGCTGCGGTGCTTGAATCGGCTTCGTCTCTAACTTGCATTCGAGCGGTATACGCACCGAGCGGAACAGGTACGCCTTGCGAATCGAGCCATGTGATAACTTTCTCGAAAGTCGCTCCCTGATCGCAAAGAAAATCGTAATTAGCCGCCATTGGTCACCTCCGGCTGAATCGGAGAAGTACCGCCCGGGAGGGTGATACCGTATCCGGCGATGATTTCTTCTTCGGCTTGTTTTTCGCGCATTACATCCTCAATGTCGAGGCCACGTTCTGCGAGGGCTTGCGTGCGAGTCATCAACCCGTTGTTAATTGCAACAATCTGTGCTTCGGCTTCGTTGCGCGGGTCAACCCATTGCCATCCTCGCGGAACCCATTGGGTCGAGGAGAATTTAAAAAACTTATTCGCCGGAAGGTTAACGATGCCAGAGTCAAGCGTTTGCCGCAGCCATCGCAAATAAACCGGCTGACAAAAATGCTCGATCATCCAATACTGCAT